TACATCAAGTCTTCCCACTCTATCTTGAGTGCTTCGTACTTGATAGGCACATTGTGTTCTACAAGATAATCTTTTACCTTTATCTCTAGCCCACTCCTGTAACCATACTTTAGTGCTGCCTGAAACTGCTTTCCGTACACTAGAATTTCCAGTTAGAGTACAGGGGAATACCAAAAGATGTTGACTGAAGACCCAAGTCCTTTAGCTCTTGTCTAACAACAGCGTCTGCTTCCTGTCTTGCTTGCATTGCTGTACGTAGACCTGCATACCTTGCCTCTCGCAGTGTTTTCTTTTTATCTGCAACTTCAGCTTCCATTGCACGAATTTCTTCTTGCATTTCTTTTATTTCATCATCACCTAACATTGATTACTCCTTTAGTTCTATGTACGAAACCATCTTAGGCTCACGTGCTTGTGATACCTTGGATGGTAACTCTTGCATATTGGGCCAACACTCGAAACGATAGTCACAAAACTTGCAGCTATCATTCAGTACCATGTTACCACTAGGCTTACCTCTGTAAGTCTCAGGTACAGCTTCGAAACAACGCTCAAATACATTGTCATTAACTTTCTCCACTGTATCTTTTATTTTGTTAAGCTCTTCCTTCATGTCAATGTCAGCAGGTACGTACTTAAAGCCACCATTTGCTTTGTTCACTACCCACCATCCACCTGCACGTTTACCAGATGCTTTAGCATAACCTGCAAGCTGACCTACATACCCAAATGAATCTCCTTTGTGTAGGGTATCATAGGAATCAAACTTATTACGGTAAGACCAATCAGAAGCTGACTTAATATCATCTACTGCGCCATCTACGATAAGATCATAACTGCCAGAAACAGTAGTATCATTACTATCTCCCACTGTAAGGCTAACTTTATCAGTGTCTTCATACTCCACACCAGACTCCGTAAGCACACCTTTAAAAACAGCTTCAACTATATCTCCTAACATCATGTTCATAACAAATGTAGTTGGCTTTGGTAACGCAGTCTCAGGTTTATTCTTATCAAACCAGAGTTGACAGGTAGGACGTCCAATGTTGGACATCCGTAACCTGAAATCACCACGAGATTTACCGCTACCAAACTGGCGTATGACTGCATCAGCCACCTCTGCACCAATTCTCTTAGCTGTTTCTTCAGAGAAAGTAGTCTTTCCCTCTACAGCATCAGACATAAACTGGTGCAGCTTCAGTTCAGCAGGATGATGCATTATGCAAAGTCCTCTTCTGTAATGTCGATGAACTCTTCAACACCTTCCTTGTCTACATCGTCATGCTTATGGGCATTTTCATCCCAAGCATTTGATATGTACTGATTGTAGTTTGTCACCCATGCTAGGAAGTTACCTAGTGTTTCCTGAGTAGCATCATCCAACTCCAGTGTAGTCTGCAAGTCGAGTGCAGTCTCTGGTAGATAGAAGCTATTACCATTTGGTAACGACTGCTCTACTGTAGTAGCACTAAACGTATGCTGTGGTGGTAGCCTACGCATCTTGCCTAGCTTGGTGAAGATAGCACCAACAGACTTGAATGCATCACGGTTCTCTACTTCCCAGATGAATGGTGTTTGAGCTTCTACATCAGCAGCTTTACCAGATGCATCTACTGGATCAACCAACTCCACTGTACCGAACACAACACGTACACGCTTAATCTGTTTAATCAAATCTTGCATGGACTCAGGCAGTGCCTTGAAGTCCTGTATGTATCCTGCAGGTTTACCACAGTTGAACCCACCGTCATTGTCCTTGAGGTCAATGTTCAAGTTGTCAGCCATGACAGTCTTGATGTATCGGTTAGGTGTATTGTCATTACCTTTTACAAAACGCTTGTACATAAACCTTTGTACGAATGGGCGAATGATTGCCTTAGATGCATAGTAAGTTGGACCATCAGGTATCTCTAACCTGTACGTACCACCTTCAACGACTTCAACCTTCTTGGTCTTGCCGTTTACATCTGCCTCACCCATGATAGGTGCATGTGATATACGCAATCTAGCAAGTGTAGATGCTTTCTCTGTTTTCTGATTGTCTACCGACATACCCATGAGCTTTGCCATGTCTGAGAAGTTTGTATTTATTGCGACTTGATTCATATATAGTCTCCTTTTCTACTTTACGAATTTATAGTTTTATCATGCAACGTCTTTTGTGTCAAGCCAATTGTCACCAATTTTTGCTTCTAATAATAGTGGTACATTGAAATCTATATTCCACTTCTTATTGACCAACGATGTTAGCATTTCATTAGTTCTGTTTATTACCTTNANTACCTTTTCTGTTTCATCTGGATGAACATCAATCACNATACTGTCNTGTACTGTGTTTACAATNCATGACCACATCTGATTTACACCCATTAGCTTATCTATGTATATCAGAGATATAGGTACAATGTCAGCAGTAGCAAACGATTGAACAGGATAATTTTTAATCTGTGTGAAATATGTCACACCACCAAAGCGTCTACGTTGTACATCAGGAAATGAGAACTCACGTCCAGATGGTGTACGTATCTTGCCAGTGTTCAATGCTTCCTTGGCGAGAGCCTCATGCCACTTGCCTATGCCACTGTATTTCTTAGTGAACTGCTTGTAGTATGCAGCCTCTGCTTGTGTACGTCCAAACCCACTAGCACCATACAAAGGTGCAAAGGTATGTGACTTAGCATCCTGACGTGAGATAGGTTGCCCTGCATCAGAGATAACTTTAGCTGTATAACTATGTACATCAAAGCCAGTAGCCACTTCATCAAGTGCAGTCTGGTCTTGTGATAGGAATGCAGCGACACGAAACTCCAACTGTGCAAAGTCAGCTTCCATAATCTGCCCACCCTTCCATCGTGACTTGAACACACGCTTCACTGGAAACGTACCACCACGTGGCATGTTCTGCATGTTGGGGTCTGCACCAGATAGTCTGCCTGTACCTGTGCGGTGCTGTAGTAATCGTACATGTAGCTTGCCATCTTGCTTGGTGTGTGTGGCTATACCATCAACAAAGCTACTTAGGTAAGTCTCTACGGCACTCAGTCTACGTACACTCTGTAGGAATGTCTCAGCTTCTGTCATACCCTTACTACGTGCAATGCCCTCAAGAAACACAAGGCTGTCTTTACTTGTAGAGAAACCACTATGGCTCACCCACTTGGCTGTAGGTGCAGAGAACTTCAGCCCTGCTACCTGATTAGTATTAGTAAAAGTGTACCCCACAGTATCACACGTAGGACATCTGTTAGGTCTAGCATACTTTGTTCCATCTTTCTTTACCTTCCATACTTTACCACTACCATTGCAGGTTTCACATTGCTTTGCTTTCTGTTTGTATAACACGTCACTGCTGTTACGTACCTGATACCGATAGTCCTGATCACTCATACGTTCCTCAAATAACTCTGCCCAGAACTTCTTGTCCTTGGGCTTACGGCTGTAGATAACCCATGACAACTGCTCTGTACTAGCAAGATTAATTGGACGATCACCCATTAAGTTACGTACCTGATTTTCTAGCTCTATCACTAGTTGATTACGCTCCTGCTCAAACTCTTTATGCACGTTGGCTAGTTCATCAAGGTCAACTGCAAATCCACGTTGATATATCTTAGCTAGATGTACAGCCAGTTGGTTAGTTAGCTTGACAGTATCCTGCAATGGCATATGTTCTTCGTATATACGTAGCTTTGTGTCAATGTGGTTGTACAATTCTTGTGTTGCATGTAGGTCTGCTGACAGATAATCGGATAACTCTTTATGGTTCATATCACGTACAGTGTTACCTGCATTTAGCCAAGCTTTTAGGGTATCTTGTTTCTTTGTGTCTAGCTCATATCGTTCTGCACATGCCTCAAGTGACAGAGGTTCTTTCTGTCCACGTTGTAGGATGTACTCACCTAACATGGTATCAAAGATTTCACCTTCATAGGTAAAGCCTGACTCCCATAGCCACACTAAATCGTGTGCGGCATTGTGCATAATGAGAAGGGAAGCCTCGTCCAGTTTATATTGAACGATGGCTCTCCCCTCTGTGGTGGGTTGTTGCTCTGCGTGATCGAATGTTACAAGGTCTTCGCTACCAAGATCATCTAGCATACCCACCATAACTAATGTATTCTCTGGTTCGAAAGGGTCAAGGTGTAGCTTGCCATTTCGCTTTGTCACTGTGTTCTCTACGTCAAGGGTCAGTTTCATTGTGTCTCCTAATAGTCGGCTGTTATGGTTTCATGTGTTGCATCTACTACTAACTCATTTGAGTAGTAATCGTCAAG